TCATCGAACAATTTCTCTCCATGAAGAGAAAGCTCAATCAAGGCCTCGTTAGCATTAGACCGTGTGATAGCGTCACTGCCGGGACCACTTTTGGTCCAATACGGCATTTCCGTTATAGTTTTGAGAGAAAGTGGCGCTACCCATTCTCCCACACCTCGATCATAACGGAAGCCCCTCTTAAGAAAACTCAAATCTTCGAATTTCCTAAAAGCCGTCCTTGGGGTCTTTTTATCTGAATCAGTGTATGTCTGACCCAAATCAGACATAGCCTGAGCCACGGTTATCTGATTAAAGAAACCACTGGCCCTGTCACTGACACTTGTGACGGCATCATCCCCATAAGTCATATGTACCACATCGTCGTAAAAATACGGTAACCCCACAATCTTCAAGGGGTTCAACTTGGCATAACAACATTGCATGTAAATCATATTGACAATGCATTTGAGGATGACAGTGAAAATGTTGCCGGAAGGATTACTCATGGACCAGAGATAAACTGTGCCCTCATAAATATGAAGGGAGTTTACAATACTGGACCAGAGAACTTTCCTAATGAGCTGATTCTCCGGCGAATCATCGAACCAATCATTTACAATATCGACCACTGCCCAGAGCGGTTCGGCCGACATGTTGGTATCAAAACCGCCATAATCACCATCAAATTGATGGGGAAAACGACGAATTTCTTCAACCAGATGGGTCCATTCTTGGGACCTTGCATTAATGCCAACAGCACTATGGTTCTTAATACGGCCTTTCATGAAAAAGACTGCAAAAGCCCCAAAGTACATCTTCATGGCAATAGCAAAGTCCAGTGGGCAACCCGAAATACTACGGGTTTTCCGTGCCGCAATCTTGTCCAACGACCTCCTCTCATCTTTTGGAAAGTCATTAAAGATGTGCTTGCGACGAACACCTCTTTTAGCATCTTCAATAATACCTTCGACTTCTGCCCGAAGGTGCTTAGTCTGAGGAGAGTCATATGGTGGTTTCCCTTCACCAGAGCCAAGCCACCAAGTTTTCCCTGGCATGTTTCCGGGTTTATTCAAAACCCA